ACATAAACAGAAACGGAAAGCCCACAAAATAGACCCGCAGATACAGTACTGCATCATCCAGTATGTCGGCAGGGGTTTGCAGTCCACTCATCATCGAGCCGGCGAAGAAAAAGCCAAAAACACCAAGGACTATACTTAGAAGCAAAAAGCTAATCAAGGAGGTTGACACGATTGTTTTCATTTTGCCATACTCCCTGGCTCCGAAATAACGGCTCACAAGCACACCGGCTCCGACACCGGCTCCCAGTGCCACACAAATGAACACATTGGTCAATGCTGCACATGCACCGACAGCTGCAAGTGTGGAAGAACCAACAAACTGACCGACAATAATAGAGTCGGCCATATTGTATATTTGCTGAAAAAAACTGCCAAGAATCATTGGCATTGCAAAAACCGTCAACGCTTTGAGAGGCTTATCGGTTATCAAATACTCATCTTTCGACATTTCATATTCCTCCATGGTATCTTGCATCGTGGTATCCCATTCACTTGCCTTCTAAAATACCGATTTGTCGATTTCATTAAATATGAATTTTATCTTTCTCCGGTGGATACAGATATGTAATCGGATTCTGTGCCGACTGATTCAACTTCAATCCGGCTATCGACTTTCCAATGCAGAACGATTCATTCTCATCTGGCGGAAATCCCTGCTCATATCTTTCATCCACAAAGAATAATCTATTTTCAGTTTTCGGTGTAATAACAATAGCTATTACATCCTGATGCAGAAATAAATTGTCGTCTTTTGTATTGATACCCCATATTCTTTTTTCTTCGCCAGGCATATTTCTGCACCTCCTTACTCTACACCCAGTGCTTTAAAAACTGCGTCCTCCGCACTGCTATAGAAAATCAAATTAAAACTTCCAATCAGGTCTGCCGGTACAGTTCCAAGCTCTGCTGCCGATGTAATTGGCAGAAGTACTCTCTTTGCACCACTGTCCAAACATACCTGCAATGAATTTGCCAGCTCATCTACTTTCATCATGGTTCCGCTGATACTTATTTCACCAAGTACAGCAAGGCTGCTGAGTGTTGGTTTCCCAAGTGCAATGGAACACATCGCAATCAATGTAGGAAGGGCTAGCTTTCCTGTCATGCCAATGCCCTGCAAATCCTGATAATTAATGATATAGTCTTTCGTTGTAGTGCTTATAGAACCACTGATACGGTTTCCATTTGCTTTCAAGAAGTTGAAAGCCGTATTTGTGGATTCTTTTGCATCACGGTCACTACCAATACCTGTTCTCTCAAACTTCCCATTACCCGGAAGCATCTGACTCTCTAAGCGAAATACACCAAGCATGCCACTCTTGCCCTGAGAAACAGTATAAATCTGTCCAGGATTGCACATTCCTTCCGGGATGAGCTTACCACCGCCTTGCTCAGGTACGGAAACATAATGTTCCTCAAAGGTCTCATTGTCTATGTAGGAAAAGTTTACATCGTAGAACTCCATGCCTCCCAGCTTCTTCAACTGCTCCTTAACACGGCGACGCATCTCCAAGGAAATCCGGAGAACTTCTTCTACTTCTTCTTTTGTAAAGCTTCCATCCGGATAGAGAAGCTTCAGATATCCATCTGCCATTCTACGCACAGCAATAGTATCTCTCTGGTTGAGATTCTTGCCGAGACGGAAATAATGGTCAATAGCATCACCGTATTGCGCCTTACGCAACTCACGAATGAACTCTGCAAGATAGTCGCTAATGAATCCATAATCATTTGTAAAATGCTCCGGACGAAACTTCGGGATTTCCCATCCTGGCAGATAGCAATGTATACGGTCAAGAAATGCAGTATCTGTTCCCATTTCCGGAGGGAACGGGTCAAATAGGCTCGAAGTCTTCAGAAGTACATCTACGCTCTGATTGATATTACCAACAAATACCATAGAAGCGGATGCTGCCTTTTCTTCCTTGCCTCGTGCAAAGGAACCAGATGCCATGTAATCTTTCATAATCTGCACGCCATCTTTATCCTTGAAACGAATGCCTGCAACTTCATCAAAAGCTACGCAATCCCATAATCCAACCAAGCCCACAGTCTTACGGCCCATGTTATAAAACAGGTTTGCTACTGTAGTTTGGCCACCGGATACAAGGATACTGTTCGGAGAAATCTCCTTATAAAGATGCGACTTACCTGTGCTTCGAGGACCCAACTCACAGAGGTTGAAGTTGTTCTCAACCAGCGGGATCATACGAGTCAAAAGAAGCCACTTCTCACGATATGTCAATTCGTCTGGCTCCATACCAATAGAACGCAGCATAACATCCAACCATTCCTCCTTGGTAAAAGCCTGACGTCCCCTCTTCAAATCCTCGATATCAATATGAGGCATCTGAATTGGAGTCAGCTTACGAATGCTGATTGGAGAGATGTCTTTCTGCTTTTTCTGCTTTGACTGAAGTGTATTTCCATCTGCGTCGATGATTCCGAAGTTATTATCGCCTTCGGTCTCATAATCCAGCTGAACGATACACCAGATACCGCCGCAAAGAAGTCTGTCGTACTTTTCCGGGTATTCATCCGTGATGGGAATATTGGCTAATCCCAAATTGGAAAACTCCGCAAAGAAGCAGTCCTTCTTTATATCCAATCGTACCGTTACCATGTCAATGATGGTATGACTGCCTCGACTTCTAAGACGAGACAATACCTTCTGCGCTTCATCCGGCCTTACAAAGTTATCGGCAAGGATATGCTTTACATTCTGCACGCCCTGCTCGATAACCTTATCATCGTCTGAACTGCAATATTGCCCCAGCAGGAACTCAAGGACATAAACCGGCACATTTGCACCTTCCTTGATTTTCTTAGTCAGGTCCTTTCGGACAATCTTACCATCAAAGTTTTGACGCAGTTTGTCCTTTATAATTTCACGAGAGCTTGCGCCCGCTTCAAGATTGTCACTCATTACTGCTCCTTCCGAGCAAGCCCTTAGCTGAAGAAATTAAACTCATCTACCGCAAATGCGATATCAATCTGGAACTCTTCTTTTTGCGGCATCTGCAGACCTGTTTCATCTGCGATGACTAAGTAGTAGCTTGCTCTGTTATCATATTTCAGTGATTTCAGATTGAAGCTGCAGCGGAATGTTCGCTCCTGTCCATTATCACTGGTCTTATCTGCGATAATCTTTGCTGTATCACTGATCTGCTTTCCGTTAGAATCAACAAAGTACAACAAATAGTTTGCTGCGCTGCGGTTATCGCCAACCGCATCCTTCTGATAGAAGTTCAACAAGAATATCATATTGCTGATTTTACGGTTTGCAGAAAGAAGTACTACTTCTACCGGCTTCGTGTCATACTTAGCCTTATTGCGCTGATAAGTCTTGGAATCGTTACGGAGATAATGATATTCAATAACCGGAACCACCATCTCCTGAAGGCTGATGCCACCATGCACGAAATTGAGCCCTCCGCCTTTCTTCTTGATACGGACGCTTTCTCTCGGTGCAAATGCATCGTAACCATCATCCATAAACTTCACCGGAAGTAAGTAGTCCGGAGTTGCTCCCTTACGGGTAATCAGATAACGACGGTCAATCTCTACATCCTGCTCACTCGGTGTTGTCTTATCCACCTTGGCATCCTCAGACAGAGGACTGTAGGTATAGAGGAATCCGTGGTCAGCAGTAATGTAAACACGAGTACCACTAAACTCATTACGGATGATTCTCACAATATTTTTGATTTCTTCGATTGCATCATCACATGCAGGGAATACCATGCTGTCAGAAGTATGGCTTGCCTCATCCACCTTGTCATGATAGATGTAAACGACATCCATACCCTTAACCAACGCACTTCTCTCCGCACGCTTCATCGGTGCAATATCTTTATATTTCAAGGCTACGCTATTAATGTTTGTGGCCTTTAGAACTTTATCTCTGTTACCTGCATCTGTAGACATTCCGTCTGCAAGAATCTGCAAGTCCCCATTGCTGCGCTCACCCACAGATAACTGCTTATGCGGAAGCAATGCGGCCATACCAAACTTTGTGATGGTCGGGAAAATACCTGCACAAGAGCCAAGAGAAACCTTACTCTGCGTCTCACGACGGAGCTGCTCTGCCAGAGATGCCGCCACCTCATATCGAAGCGCATCAGAGATAATGACGAATACACGATTGTCCTCGCCCTTTACCTTCTGATTATAGAAGTCTTCCTGCTGAGGAACTTCCATGATGCGTCCATATTTCTTCAACTCATCTGCACAGGCATCAGACCAGTTGTTACCCAACTCACCAAGGAACCAGTGTGTATAAAGACCTTCCACCTTATCGGTCACCTGCTTGAAAAGGTCATCCAGATGGTCGTTGCCCACTGTCAGGCTCTTTCCAAACGCTAAGTGATAGTGGCGATAATAGGTATCCATACGGTAGTAATCTTCTGTGTACTCTTTCCAGATATTTCTTGCCTCTACGGTATGGAAGCCTGCGGAATGCTCCAAGAAGAACGACTGCATTTTTGCTACCTGAAGAATACCCTCATAGTAGCACTCCACATCATCGTACCACGCCAGCGTTCGACGTTTCTCGACCGTATTTGTAATCACATCTACATTGATTATATGATTGCTGATTTCAGTCATAATCTGAGTCAGAATGCATTCATTCACACAAGGAAATACCTCTATGCCCACCAAATCATCCAATGGCACCTGCTTAAAGCGCTTTCTGAGAATAAGCTCTTCTTCTACGTTTCGCAGGATTTCGACAAGTTCCTGTCTATTCTCTCCTGCGATCCATTCAGATACGAAGTCATAGCACCAAGCCTGATGTGGTGTGGAAATGAAGCTATCGAGGCCTGACAGATACTCCATACGAAGTGTTCTGGTCGTTGCTGTAAGCAAGATATGCGTTACCAGCTTGTTAATTGTAGAACTTTCGCCCTCAAAGTATCCGGTAGCCTGCTTTACAAGTGCCCAGAACGGGGCTTCGGCTCCATAGTTTACAAGGCTCTGGAATACCTCGTTGGTTTCCATATCGGTTCCACCGCTGATGACAGCTTTTACAATACTGTCAGGCTGTGCATCATCGGTACCACAGATAGCCGCCATAACAGTAAGATGCATCTGCGATGGTGTGCTGATGCCTTTATTCAGTTTTGCGAATGTTGCTCTTCTGTTCTGTGCTCCGAAGAATTTCTTATAGTCCTTAACAAGTCTACGGAAATTAGGCGTTGCCGGAAGGTCAATCTCATTCATCCAGATAGACACCAAATCGGCTCTGAACTCTTCACTGTAAAGCTCGATATTCAAAAGCCAGTCATCTTCCTGCGACTCATAAGAAATCGGACTGTAAACCAGATAGTTACCGGTGGTATCATCCACATTCAGTAGCTTCTTGGCTGCAAAATTGTTGGTACCTGTAAGCACCAGCAGCTTTGCATTATCTATCTGGATGTCATCCAGCTTGTCCTCAAACTCTCTGTCCTCGTCATACCAGAATATGATACGACGCTTATAAAACTCCGGCAGCGGTGCAGCAAATCGCTTATTCAAATCTCGGATTATTGTTTCTAAATCCATACTGGCCATGCTGCCACCTCCTTATTTAATCTTCGCCAGAACATCCTGGAACTTAGCGTAATTCACCTTCACACCATCATCAAGGTCAATGGAAATCATCTGGTCTGCCAAATGATGAATCTTTTCTTCGTACTCGTGAATTTCCACAGCTTGATCGTTCAGTGTTTTGAGCTGCTTATTCAGCTTTACTCGTTCACCGGTGGAAGCATTTGCAATACGTGTCTCCAGATCAGCGATTGCTGTACGATAACGAGCCTGCTGTTCATGCACATAGTCGGTACGGATACGGGCAATAGTGTCCGGCTGATAGCGGTGCATATAGATCAGCGCCTTGAAGCCGTTCTTCTTGCCGCTGTCAAACAGCCAGTATATCGGGCGTTTCTGATAAATCTTGCAGTGGTCGGAGTAGAAGTCATTCAGGAAGTAATTCCGAATCACATCCTTCGGCTGACCCTTGCCGCCCAGTGCATCGGCAATGAATTTCAGGTTTTCGTCCAGCGTATCCTTACCATACACTACTTCTACGAACTTCACAAAACGACCGACGATGTCATCTTCAAAATACTCGTCATCGCTGATAGGTATAATATTATCCTTATCCGCAGCAAATGTTGAATACTTGCTGTTATCCCATTCACCGCCTGCATAAGCAAGCCCATCCACATCCAGAGAGTAGCGCCCGAACATACAACCAACTGCATAGGAAATGAAAGAGCGAATATCTCTGCCAAGGTCAGCTTTTCGGACAGTAACATCCTTGTCCTCAACCTCCGGTGTCAGTTCGTCCTGCAAGCCGTAAATGTCAATGAAAATACGGTTAAGTTCTTCCTCATTCTTCTTCAGTAAATCAAACTGAGCTGTTGCATTGCTTTCCCATGTATGGTATGCGTCGGCAATTCGATACTGCCATTTATTCATTGGGATGTCTGCATAGCCAGCTCCACTATGGTATGTTATAAACGGATGAGTAACAAAATCCCATGAGGTTTCAAAGGAATCCCAATCTTGCTTTGAAATACTAATATTATGCTGGACTAAGCATTCAACACAAGGAGAAAAAATTGCATTATTTATAAACGGCATATTGAGTATATCTTTGATGTTATTATTCATCGTTGGATTTATAATTCTTAAAAGTGCTTGTGATACTTTAGAGTTTAAGAATCCTAATATATAATCTATAATAGTTTCATCATTGAACAATATCGTTGCAGCCGCTTTATTAAAAGTCAAATTTTCACCAAGCTCCCGCACCCCAAATAATGGATTCATAGAAACAAGTGTCCATGTAATTCCTCTCCTAAAAAGGATTTCATCCTTAGGAAATCTTGCTATTCTGTCTCTTTTATAATGCTGAATCGTAATTGGATCAAACTTCACTACGGTATCAATATTACCATACCATCGCCTGAATTCACCTCCTTTGGCATGCAAAGCCCATTTCTTTGATTCAATATCACGAGCATTCACCTCCCATAACTGTCTCAAATATTTGTCGTTGTCACCGGTTAAAATTTGTCCATCCGAAAATGCTACCTTAGATAATAGTTCATTATTATAACACTCTAAAACTGCCTCACTTACCCAATACGCCACCGGACTTCCCGGAATTTTTAAGAAGTTGGACTGATCCGCAGTATAACGGTTTTCACAACTAAGGAACATATCCTCTTTTCCTTGCTGAGAAGTCGGCTCAATCAGACGGCAGTACTCGCCCTTATAATCTGTAATATGGCTCTTTCGGAAAACAAACGAGGTGGTCTGTACCACTTCGCCGCCGATTTCTTCAAACGCTCTTGCACCGAGGTGTGCCATATTGACAATATCCACGGACAGCAGTTTTGTGCGCAGCTTTTCAAAGCTGGACAGGAACATCCAGGAGTGTTGTGTTATCATCGCCTGATAGCCGTTTCTTTTTGCCATTTGCCCGCACTTTTCGATAAATACGGCAAACAGATCACTCTTACTATCCGGATAATTCTTCTTTACATAGTCGGACAGCTTTGCACCCATACCGGAAGCCCCCATATACGGCGGATTCGTCACCACCGCATCGTACTTCTGTACCAGTGCTTCTGCCACCTGCACCAACGGCAGTAATTCTATCAATGCTGTCTCACGGGACATATTTATATCTTCCGTAATCTCTGCAAAGCGGTCATACAGCGCAGACCAATCCTGCTGTGTTACGGTCAGAATAGAGCCGTATTCCTTTGCATCATGCAATTCACTGATGATGGTATCCATAGCTTTTTTCAGCTTGGCATCGCCATTGCAGAAATACTCCAACGCAAACGAATCCACATGGTTACTCTCCGCAATGGCATATACATGGGGCTGAATTCCACGGCTGAAAAAGCGGCGGTCATACTGACGGGCTTTCATCATCACCGCAAAATAAGCCAGCTGTGCCGCACGGTCATCAATATCCAAGCCGTACAGATTGTTCTCCACAATGCTTGCCACCGCTTCACGGGTGGTATAGCCGTAGGATTCATAGATCTTCATCAGCACATCGAACATATACGCAAGGATATGACCCGAACCGGAGCAAGGGTCAATCACTTTCAGCTGATCCGGTGTCAGTGCGGTGTATTCCTTACGAATCTCGGCAAGCTGTGCCTGCACTTCCGGTTCCTGCTCGGCTTCTTCCAGATAGTAATGCCATTTGGTATCTTCCGGGTCACGGTTTCCGGCAACATAGGCAGACTGTTCTTCCTCGGTAGGAAGAAGCTGTTCTTTCACATCCGGATGTCCCTCCAGCCACAAACGGCCAAGAGAGTTCTCGACCATGTAACGAACAATCCAGTCCGGTGTGAAAAGCTGGGTTGCTGCAGGGATGTTTTCTTTTGTGATTTTCACATTCTTTTTCAGAGCGGCGAAAACATCATCTTTTTTCTCACTGTTGTAATACTGATACAGCCAGCCGATGATCTGGACAGCATCCTTCCAGTCATCCTCCGGTATCAGCTCAATCATCTGCTGAATCACACTACCTTCACGAAGAAGGTTGTCCGGGAACAGAAGCTCGGTATAGTCAGCAATTTTCTGAAACATACCCGGAAGCACACTATTGAGAGCATTGCACTGCGTGATCAGAAGATACTTATACAATTCATCATTGTCATTGGCTTCCTTATAGGCGTAGACTTTCTCCATATCAAGTCCGTCCAGCTCCAGATGAATGGCTTCGGAGATAATCTGCGGCTTGAAGTTGTTTTCCTCGTCCGTGAACACACGCACATGGGATGGGAGGTAGCCGTTGACCTCCATAAAACGCAGGGCAGAGAAGCGGTTGAACCAAGTGTAGGCAACCTCCTCCATAACCTGCTCGTATCCTTTTTCTTTAATCTGCGCAATCAAGGCAGCTCTCTGCTTCTTCTCGGTAGAAGAAAGCAAATGACCACCCACACTATCGTCATTTGGATTTCCGACCTCTTTATCGGAAATACCGTATTTCAACGCCCTCTGGCTCACACGGGAGATTAATTCCCGGCGAGCTTCAGTGGCGAATTTTTTTATCGCATTCTTGTTCATAACGGTCTCCTTAGCTTAATTTGATTCCGTCGCAATCCTTCATCATTGCAGTGAGGTACGCTCTCATTCGTTCAACATAGGCATCGATATCTTCCTGACTTTCCAAAGTCTTAGAAGGGAATGCCGCCTGACGGTATACATTCTTGATAACCTTCTTCGGAGCCGGAGGAGTTACTGCTCCACCTTCATTCGGTTTGACGGTTGGTGCAACCGGAGGCTTCGGATGAACGATACCATCTATTTTATCGACTGTGTCATCCTTATATTCCCACATCTGAGGTACCAGACCATCAAGAAGCTGCAGGCTTTCCAGCTCTGCCACTCTTGCTTTCTGCTGATCAAAGAATTTATCTGCACGCTCAGATATTGCTCTGGCATCATAAACATCACCGGCAAGAGTATGGATTTCTGACAAGCACTGACGGATGATTTCAAGGATCTCAGCACGCTTTGCTTCAAGAAGCCTTCCGTGACCCTCACGAACAGTATCCATCAATCCGTTCAGTTCAGGGATACGTCTGTAAACGTTACTCTGTCCGGCATCCACTACGGTAATCTTACGAATCTGATTCAGTGCCTGATTTGCCTCCTCTTCCTTCTGAAGATAAGAGAGGTCGTTTCTCAGCTCTGCTTCCATACGAACTGCTGCATCGAACACCTGCACCTGATTCTTGAAGAAACCTTCAACGTTCTGCATGTCATCCTTATTAGCAAGGAGGCTGTTTTCCTCCTTCAGAAGTCTGTCAATCAGAGCTGTATTATCCTTACGCTGAGAAAGCACGCTTTCCATTAGGCTGAGAGCTTTCGTCACAAGGTGGTGGTCAGGATATTTATGACCCTCATAACGTTCATTCAGCTCCTTATAGTGTGCCTTCTGTTCTTCAAACTTCTCAACAATATATCTAACGAGTCCGTCTTCATCATCCGGTACGTCCATTACATCGAAGTATTCACGCAGCAATTCTTTGACGGCACGCATCTTAGTTGCCGTAATGATCTGACGCTTAGAGATGCTTGTTCTGCCAATCTCACTCTTCTTACGAAGCATATCCGGAAGTTTTGGATTACCCGGCTGGATAGTTTCGCCACCGTACTTAATCGTGACCTTTTGGTCGTAAATCAGCATCGCAGCCACAACCGCAATGTCGATTTCCTTCCATCCATAAGGGATCGCCTGATAGCGGCTCTGTACATCTGCCATCGAAGTAGGAAGATTTTTTGCGTACTGCATCTCAAGATACTCTTCCATCTTCACAGCTGCATCATGGTTTGCTTCAAGACCGGCCATAACACCGTTCAGATGTTCACCCTGCAGTACTGCCAATATATCAGCGTCTGTATCTGCATTCTTTGTAATAAGACCAAGTTCACTATAAACATGAGTAACTAAATATTCCAGTGCTTGATCCAGCTTGCTCTTGGCATCGCCGCCCTTAATCTCGATATGCTCTCCGTCCACATAGAATTCAGCACCGATGATAGCCTTCTTCAAATCTTCCTCTGCAGATGCTTCATACTTGTTAGCCTCATCCTGATGATTTCGAATGATGTCCTGTACGGACTTCGGTAGCTGTGCTACATTATGCTGCTTTACATATTTACGCACTTTCATTGCTTTTTCCAATGACTCGTAATATGGCGTTTCAGCAAGTACAACGATCGCCTGATTCTTAGACTCTGTCATAAGACGAAGTTCACTCTTCTCGACAGTGTCTGTTGCTACCGTCATGATGCGAAGTCTCATTCCCCCTGTTACCGCACCAATACTTGTAGTGTCTACCATCTGGTCAAATGGGAAATCGTACTTTCCGTGACGATATTTCTTTGTTGTATAAATATCAGCAAAAATCATCTGACCGATACGCTCCACGATTGCAGAGGTATCGACCTGAGTATTTTTGTAAATGTCTCTTTGAATATCCTGCTCTTCATCAGTCAGGAAATTATAAGTGTCGCCGGTTCTTCCGATATAGTTCTGGCTAAGCAGACGGTCGAGACTGCCACGTATCTTTTCACGCATCGTAATCTTATCCAGACGGATATCATTGGCCATAAGGATTACGATGTTGTCAAGATTAGCCGGAATATCATCGACATAACGAATAAGGTACAAGAGTTTTAATACGTCCACATCCTGCTGCTCAATGCCATCTCCGTTATCTGCTGCCTTCTGGCAACGCTCAATAACACGACGAATAGAACTGTCAAGGAATGTATGTACGGTATCGTAGAACAGATAAAACGGTGCCAATGCATACTCGTCCTTATCCTGAATCTTCTGTGCTGCTTCCTGGAATCCTGAAAGCATCGAACGCTCGCCACCGGAAAGATGCTTACCGGAGTTACCATGTTTACGGATTTCAGCAAATACCTTCTGCATGATAATGAACTGGTAAGGTACGAACGGGAAGTTTCTGACAAAATCCTGCGGGCCGGTATATCCCTTAATGTCCAACATTGCATCAGTAAAGCTGAACAGATTACGAAGAACGGAATCATTCTGGCTATATACCTGTTCCAATGCCGGTTCCACTTCAGGCTTTTTCTTCAAAATACGTTTCTGGATAACTTCGTCTGCGGAAGAAGAAGTCAGCGAAAGTCTGGTCTTGAAACGGGCCTGAATACGAGAAAACTCATTTTCACGAGCCTTGATGATTTCATCGATAGCTTCCTGACCGGTACAAACAACCCAAATCTTACCGCCGCACTCACTGCCGATTTTCTCAACAAGAGACTGCAGGTTAATAAGAAGGTCTGTATCGCCGCCTACATACTGACCAACCTCATCGACCATAAATAGCAAGCGGAAGTCATCCGTCTTATTGTCCACATAGTCTTTCATCTCAGAAACAAGCTGTGCGATGCTGGTCTCTACGGTCTCGGTTCCATTGAACCAGTTTCGTGCAGCATCCTCGCTCATACCGAGAACTTCTTTCAATGTATCAACAACATCGTCTTCAAAGAAAGCAAAGGCATCTCTTGACTCAAGCCAGGGACCACCGTTTTTCTCCTCAAATACACGACGGAACTCTGCTGTCTTTCCACGCTTTTCGATGAACTGCTCCAGCTTTGCCACCTTAAGATTCTCTCCATAAAAACCAAGGTAGTTATAAAACATCTTTGCAAAAACACGAAGAACAGCAGTCTTGTCCTTGTTGATTGAACCCTCAATATCGATATTGAAAAGGATAGTATCCGTATGACCCTTAGTAACGGAATCAATCAACATGAATGTTGCCGGATCATCCTCAAATTTTTTACGAAATCGTTCTACTGTACGAACACCCTGTACCTCCTGATTAGCAAGCAGGTAGGAGAGCATTTTCAGGAAGTGAGATTTACCACTTCCAAAGAAACCGGAAATCCAGACGCCAATATCTGCAGTGCCTTCATGAAAGGACTCTCCATATTTATTAAAGAAAGTAATGAAGTGCTTCTTCAAATCTTTGGTGATGACATACTCATCCAATTCCTGAACAAGAACATCAGTAGCATCTTGGTCTACTTTAACGACGCCATTGATTTTACGATTAATATCCTCTTGAAATAATTGTTCAATAATCATTGCTGTTCCTCCTTAAATTACATTGAAAGCTCGGTAGTAAGGATTTTTCTTCAGGCGATTGAAAAGCTGCACATCACGGCCATCATAATTGCCCGGATAGAACACCAGAATCGGAACATCTGGAAATTCTGGCTGCATCGCATTTAAAAGGTCATGGACTCTGATAAACGGAAATGCATCTCCCACTCCTGTGATGACAAGTACGTCACCGGCTTCATGTGGTTCATATTTCATCTTATTTACAAAAGCTGTATTATTAGCCATACGGCTCATCTGGTCTCGAATAAATTCTTTACCTTTTTTCTCTTCCATCGCAGGTATTGTTTTTGCGATGCGCTTATCTTCACAGATGGAAAGAAACACTTCATATAAATTATGTTCTATCAGGTGACAGTTCATTGACTGATCTGTCATAATCTGCTCGATAAAGTGTCTGACCATCATCTCATCGGATGGGTCATAACAGAAGATTCGTATATTTACCTCATTGCTTAAACCTTTGCCTTCAAGAAACTCCGGTTCCTGCATTAAGGCTCTGAGGTTATCTAGTCTTTCTTTCAATTCACTCACTTGGGCTACCTCCTTACGAAAAGCAATTGAATGCAGGAAGAGCAATCTCATCACCATTTTCACGGATTGCATTCTCAAGCACCGGATGAAGCCATACCGGGTTGAGCTTTGTCGCTCTAATGTTATCGATATACTCATTCTCCACCAGCATCTTTGCAATGACCTGTTTCAACTTCGTAACTGTGGAATCGCTCCATGTTGCCACCCGGTCATCCTGCTCCTGCAAGCGCAGAAAATAGCTGTTCAAGTCTATTTTACCGAAAGTAGTGTCCGATAATCTGTACTTCTCACCGATGACCGTAATCATAAAATCCCAAATCAATCGGTACTGTTTCATCATGGCGTACAGACATATCTGCTTTGCCACATCAGACGGTTGTGTTGCGATTGCCTCCACCAGAGAATTATCTCCAAGTGCATCCAGTCTTCTCAGGCAGGAAAGTGCCATCTTTCTCACCGACTTTTCTGTCGGATATTGAAATAAATTATCTGAAACGATACGTTCTACTACTTCTTCTGAGCTGCATCCCTCATGGAGCAACTTGGCAGTAGTTCGCACTTCATAAAATAAAAATTGTTCTCTTGTTATGGCAGCATTATATGGGCTTGCTGCCTGTAGAGCTGCTTTGTTATTTCGCCCCATCCAAATCCTCCTAACGAATTTTAATCTTCGTTATTCTTAGTTTCTTCATCTGGCAAAGTTTCTAAAATATCACTAATCTGACAATTCAATGCCGTACATATTCTCAAAAGCACATCTGTGGTAATATTGTCTCCCTTACCCAGCTTTGCCATTGATGCAGTACTGATTCCACTAAGTTCTCTCAGTTCTTTTTTATTCATGCCCCTATCAATAAGCATTTTCCATAACGGGTTATAACTGATACGCATCTGGTACCTCCATTTATTATGACTCTTCAATCACACCGGTTTCTGTAGCAATTTGTTTCTCTCTTGCTGCTTTCTTTGCCCACGACCATCCAAATAATTCTCCTCCGTTTTCATGAAGTTCAATAATCTTAGTCGAATGGACAATGTCACGTGTCACATCATAAAATGTATCTTCTTTATCAAATGCAATAAAAATCTGCTTTTCACTCTGGTTGTATAGCTCCATGATTTTATCTATCGGCAAGTCTGCAATATTTTTAAAAATATTAGAGTCATGTGCTATAACCGGTAGCTCCGTGAGCCGTAAGAGTGCAAGGTCAAAAATAATTAATCCCTTGAAGTTCATACCTGCTCCGGTGTCGTCTTCTGTCCAAAATTCATAAGTTGGCTTTCCACTTCTGAAATTTCCAAATTTTAAAGCAGGCGTACAGATGGGTCAATAAATGTCACTTCATAATTTGCTCCGAGCTGTCCTCCTACATTCACAAATAACGGTGTGCTGCAGCCATCATTCGGACAAACACTGTGTTCTTCCGCCACAAGCAGAGCTCCATATTGCTCTTTGACAGACGGCGAAATTGTTGCATCCACTGTTGTTTCTTGAGACTGAGGAACAAGTTCTGTTGTTTTCTTACGCTTGCGCTTTATTGTTGCTGCATTACAAATAATTTCTTTAAATCTCTCTGCAATTTTATTTTTGAAGTTTTCGTTGTCGATTCCGGGACATTCATCGGCAAATGCCGCACATAAACCTTTAATAGTATCGTCCGTCTCTGTATCGATAAATTCTTCAAAACACTGAGAGTCCAAGTCCTTATTTATTTTCTTCGCCAAAGTGGTAATGTTGTGCGCTCCGTAAAAATAATCACGCAGCGTCCTAGGCCCATGTCATGTAACAAAGTGCCACCATTGGGATTGAGATAAATTTTCTTAAAAAGTGTCCTCGTAAATTCTTCCGGCGACAGGTCTCCTTGAAAATACGTTTCTATTTTTTTGAGCAAACACTTCGAATTCAGCTTTTGCCAATCCCAAACACCTTCATTTTGAATCAAGCGTGTACAACTGTATATAAGCATGTACAGCATTGTTCGGTAAAAAATGCACTTTCCTATATACTTAAGTCATAGGAAGTGAAAAACGCATCTGAATATAGATACACACTTTAACAAGTATATCACAGAGCTTTTCGTTTGTCAAATTTGTGTTTGTCATCGCAAATTTTTGTTCAGCGATACAGCAACATAATTTCACTCATTCATTTCCTATATTAATCACTTCAGCAGTTTGCGCAGACAGCTTTCCAGTGCTGACGTGACTTTTCAATTAAATATATTGCTCCCGGCAACCGGAAATCCAGGTGGCACACATGAGATGGAGATTTCTCCTGACCGTGGTATCACTATACCCTTTTGCCGGTAGCATCAAGGAACCTCCATCTCGGATTGACAAGATGGAGGTTTTTATATGTCAAACAATGCAAATCAGAGTAAACGGCATCGTATGATTATTACCAAATCCATCAGCCGATTTGCACGAAATACGCTTGACTGTCTTAAATACATACGTCAGCTTAAAGAACGTAATTATCAACCTGCAAAATAATATTCTCTATATTGGAACATCTCCCGATTATCAGTGGTTATTTGGTCAGATGATTCAGGAATTGCAGCTTTGCAGACCACGGTATGATGAATTGATTTCTTTGCAGCTGCGAAATATTTTTGTTTTGATAAGCCGCGCAATCATGAGTGCAAAGAAATTCAGCAGCACCAGTGAAAAAGAAGTTGCTTTTGCGATGCACTATTTTCGTAAGAATTACAACACAGAAATCAGCATTGAGGAGTACTCCGAATCCAGAGGGCTTAGCAACTGTTGGTTTATTCAGTGCTTTAAAGAAATCACAGGTTCCAGTCCGCTGCAATATATCTTAAAGCTGCGAATCTCCAACGCACAAAGTTTGTTAGAAAATACGGACTACACCATTACTGAAATTGCAAATATGGTTGGATACACCAATTCGCTTTATTTCAGCAGACTGTTTCATAAATACATTGGTATGTCACCAAAAGAATATCGAAAAGTAAAACTCAAAGAAAATCTCAGGGAGTAAAAAACAAAACTCGTTTGGCTAAAGCTAAACGAGTTTTGTTGATTTTTGATAAGAAATAAGGAATGGCTACATTATATCACAACACTTGCGGGCAAGACGGGTATTAAACCAATACTACTTGTTGTTAATCCGGAGCAGACTAACAAAGTAATTGGAGAATTTATCAATGTATTAGATACTCACGGGCTCTACGATAATAAAGGCATATGGAAAGCTATACAAAATGCCTAGCAGTTGAACGTTCGGCAGTCGACAATCTTTGATAAGTTCAAGAAAGACCGCACCTTTATATCAGTGCGGTTTCAGACTGTCGATAAACCTATATAATTTTTGAAAATGGGGTTTGGGGCGTAGCCCCAAGCGGGGTGAGGGCGGCAGCCCCACACTCAGCCCCGGCACGGATGCCGGGCGTGTATGCACAAGGGCTTTGCACGATGCAAAGACAACCAAGCATACACAGTCCTTCACCGAGGGGAAGGGGTTTGGGGATAGGGATAGAGAATTTGCTCTATTTTTATAAATGCAGACTTTTTCTACAAACTGAGACCGCACCTTTATATCGGTGCGGTTTTTCTGTTGTTACGGACATTGATTAAACATTGAATATTCAGCTGCGTTGTGATATACTTAAACCATAAAGATATAAAACGCATAAACCTTGCTCATGATGAATTTTCTAAATATCGGAGGGGATACCGTGTTTGAAAAAATACCCGTAAAATAAATAACGTCACAGCAAAAAAAGTCAGAATTCCGTTTGTTGACGATAATGATATCGACATATAGAATTATTGCGGTAAACAAAGAAGAATGAACTCTCTTATACTACAGCAACAGGAAGAGGTAATTGCTTTGGCACAATTTGATATAAAGGATGCTGTACTGAAAAAATGTCTGCTAAAAGAGGACGAAACTGTCATTACCGTGCCTGACGGTGTAACGACCATAGGCAAGGACGCCCTCTGCGGCTTACAGAGCGTTATTGCCGTTACGCTCCCGGAAAGTCTGAAAGTCATAAACGACGGCGCATTCTACGGCTGTTCATCGCTGACTTCTGTCACGTTGCCGGGCAGTGTTGAACGGCTCGGAAGCTGTGCTTTCGCCCAGTGCAGTGCACTCAATACAATATATCTTGATAATAAACTTACGGCAATCGGGAATTCTGCTTTCTGGGGGTGCACAAGCCTTGAAAGTATTGACATTCCCGAAGGCGTTACTAAGATAGGATATAATCTTTTCGGCAGTTGCCTGTCGCTGATATCGGTATCTCTGCCCGATACAGTCACAGAGCTTGATGAGCGAGCATTCAAAGAGTGTACAAGCCTTGCTTACATCACACTTCCCGACAGTTTGATTAAAATAGGAAATATGGCATTTCTGAACTGCCACAACCTGAAATCGGTAAATATTCCCGACAGGTTGGAAAGTATAGGAGAAAAGGCATTCTTTATGTGCGAAAGCCTGTATGAACTTGAGATCCCGGACGGCATAGCTTCAGTCGGCGGCGACGCATTTTCCGATTGCGTAAGCGTTACCGTCAGAAGCACAATCAGCGGGAAACCGCTTTATAAAGCAGTTACGGCGACCGACGGATCATCGGCGTACAATTTTATATTGCGTAATATCTGGGACAAAGGCGGTTTTGACTTTACGGCGCAGGATAATTATTTCCCCGCTTTGCAGGACGAAAATCTTCAATATGCGATAGCGTTTTCACGTCTTATGTACAGAGTGAATCTCAGCGCCGCAGCAGAGGAGCATTACCTTGATTTTTTGCATAATAATGCGGAAAACGCCGTACGTTACTGTATTACGCAGGACAGTGCCGAGCTACTCGGAATATGCAAGGAAAACGGCTTGATCACCGCCGGGAATGTAACAGGGCTTATTGAATTTGCAGACGAGCAGGGTAATACCTCTGCCGCCGCATTTCTTCTGACGGTTGCAAACAGTCCGGAACACGACAATTTTTGCGACCCGCTGTCATCACTGGAACTATAGCCTTATATGTGACTTTTATCGGACACTGTTTGTGATATAATTCGGAAAGGAGTTTTCTTTGGTTAAATTTTATTATAAAGACTTCAATCTGCTGAAATGCACACCGGAAGCCGATGATACGGAGATCATAGTCCCGAAAGGCATTTTTATGATAGATAAAAATGCCTTTCGGGGGTGCGGTTCAATAAAGCGGATCGTCATACCGAACGGCGTAAAGTCACTTGACTGTACATTCAGCGACTGTGTAAGCCTTGAGGAACTGGTTATACCGTTGAGCGTCACATTTATCGACAGTAAAGCATTTGACGGTACAGGATTTCTCGAAAACCGCAAGGAAGAGTTCGTCAGTGTCGGCGGTATTCTGTTGAAATATAACGGAAATGAAGAAAACCTCATTATACCTGACAATATACGGGCAATATCAGCCTTCGTTTTTTATGAATGTAATACGCTTAAATCGGTGAAACTGCCTGATGGTATAAGTGAAATATTTGCCGGTACATTTTATTCCTGCACAAATCTGGAAACAGTTATCATGCCGGACAGCCTTATCAAAATACGTTTATCAGCTTTTGAAAAATGCACTTCTTTGAAAAATGTGATTTTCGGCAGAAATCTTCGTAATATACACGGCACCGCTTTTGCGGGATGTACCTCGCTGAAGACGCTGACTATTCCCGATACGGTGCGAGTTATAGAGCAACACGCATTTGCAAACTGTACTTCCCTTGAAAAGGTGACGCTAAGTGAAAATACCTTTATTTCACGGAGAATTTTTTACGGTTGCGAAAAAATACATATTTACTCATCTCAGACAGGCAATGAAATAACCGATTGGTACAACGGGATAACTTATTGAATCGATAAAGGAAGTGATTTTACGGATAAGGAATACGAAAAGGCAAAGGAGCGTGCCGAGAAGCTCTCGGCGCTTGCAGCCGACATACTTATGCTGTCCCGCAATACGCTTGCCGTAAATCTCAGATTTCTTGACAACGCAATTAATATGCTGCCGCTCAAAACCTCGATCATAACCGAAACTGTTGCTACTGACGGCAGATACATTTTCTATGACGAAAGCTATGTGCTGAAAAGCTATAAATCCGGATATAATCTGACACGGGCATATCTTCACATGATGCTTCATTGCGTGTTCCGTCACAATATTGTCGGTACGCTTGTAGACACGCTCAGGTGGAATCTGGCGTGCGATATCTCCGCTGAGAATATCATGAATGAACTCGATATAAAGGCGCTTTCTTCGCCCCGACAAGTCAGACAGGGTAGTATTATCGACAAAATCAAAACGGATTGCCGGTTTGTCACCGCAGAGAAGATATATGACTATCTTCTGAGGAATGTTGACGATTTGCAGGTCTATGCCTGGTCGGAGCTGTTTGCGGAAGATGACCACAGAATCTGGTATGCAAAGCCGCCTGAAACAGAAGCTTCAACGCAGATCAAAAGCAATCAGGATAGCAAGGACGGCAACAGCCGGAACAGTAATGACATGAATTCTGATAACGGACAGTCGGGTAATGATACGGATAACAGCAATGGCAGCAACAGAAACGGTAACGCAGAAAATCCCGGAAATGAAGACGGAACGGGAAATGATATGCAGATGTCAGCTGAAACCGCCTCACAGCTCGAAAAGGACTGGAAAGAAATTTCGGAGAAAATGCAGATCGAAATAGAAGCGTTTTCAAAGGAAAAAGGCGATACAAGGGGCAGCTTCATTCAGAATCTGAACGCCGTCAACCGTGAGAAATACGACTATACGCAATTTCTGAAAAAATTCTCTGTAATGGGAGAAGCGATGCGTGTAAACGATGATGAGTTTGATTATATCTTCTACACCTACGGACTGAAATTATATGAGCGTATGCCGCTTATAGAACCGCTTGAATACAAGGAAGTAAAGCGAATAAAGGAATTTGTTATAGCAATCGATACATCGGGCTCGGTATCAGGCGAGCTTGTACAGAAATTCATTCAGAAGACGTACAATATCCTCAAAAACGAGGAAAGCTTTTTCACAAAGATAAATCTTCATATTATCCAGTGCGACACGGACATACAGGAGGACAGAAAGATAACCTCGCAGGAAGAGTTTGACGATTATCTTGCTGCAATGAAACTGCAAGGATTCGGCGGTACGGATTTCCGCCCGGTATTCGCTTATGTTGATAAGCTGATACAAAGCAAAGAGTTTACAAATCTCAAGGGGCTTATATATCTTACAGACGGATACGGGAATTTTCCCGCAAGAAAACCGCCGTATGAAACGGCATTTGTATTCATAGACGATGAGTACAATAATCCCGATGTTCCGCCGTGGGCGATAAAGCTTGTTCTTCCGTCGGATGAGATCTAAAGGAGCAGAGTATGAATATAAAAGAAGCAAAAGAACAGATAAAGAATGCCATGACGGCATATTTCACAAAGGACGAAACGGGCGGCTATGCGATTCCTGTTGAAAAACAGCGCCCTGTATTTCTGATGGGACCTCCCGGAATAGGCAAGACTGCGATAATGGAACAGGTAGCGTCGGAAATGGGAGTAGGTCTGCTGTCGTACTCCATGACGCACCACACAAGGCAATCCGCACTCGGACTGCCGTTCATTGTACACAAGAATTACGGCGGTAAGGAATACGACGTGTCGGAGTACACTATGTCGGAAATCATCTCGGCAGTGTATGACCTTATGGAAAATACGGGTGTAAAAGAGGGAATACTGTTCCTTGATGAGATAAATTGCGTATCAGAAACGCTCGCCCCGATTATGCTCCAGTTCCTGCAATACAAGGTGTTCGGCAGACACAGAGTGCCTGACGGCTGGATAATAGTCACTGCGGGAAATCCGCCCGAATACAATAATTCCGTCCGTGAGTTTGACATTGTAACGTGGGACAGACTGAAAAGAATTGACATCGAGCCTGATTTTACAGCGTGGAAAGAATATGCTTACAAGGCGGGCGTTCATGCCTCTGTGCTTACCTATCTTGAAATTAAGAAAGCGGATTTTTACCGCATAGAAAGTACGGTTGACGGAAAATCGTTCGTTACGGCGAGAGGCTGGGAAGACCTGTCGCAGATGATAACCCTGTACGAGAAAAATAATATCAAGGTCGACATAAAGCTTATTTGTCAGTACATACAGCACGACAGGACAGCGAGAAGCTTTGCGGCATATTACGATCTGTTCAACAAGTACAGGAGCGACTATCAGATAGACGAGATACTCAGCGGCAATGCAAGTGACAGCATAAAAGACAGGGCTGAAAACGCAAAGTTTGACGAGCGTTTATCCCTGCTCGGACTTATCCTTGACAGCGTTACGGCATCGGCAAAGCAGGTAACAGACGGCGAGGATATGCTCCGTGAAACGCTTGTAACGCTGAAAGAATTCAAACTGAGAACGCATGACAGCGATATTTCCGCAGAAAAGCTGATGAATGAGCTTATAGCGGTAAAGAAAAAGGAGCTTGAAAACGGCAAGCAGTCGTCAAGCATTTCCGTATCACGTCAGAAAACGCTCGCAAGAGCAATATCACAGCTTGAGAATATGACTGCGCTCACAGTCGGCAAGGACGGAAAAACGGCGTTTGCGGATATCAGGAGCAGATATGACAGTCTCGTGTCTGAGCTTAAAATTTCGGCGAAAACGGCACGGGATAAGATGTCAAACGCATTTATTTTCTGCAATGAAGTGTACACCGACGGACAGGAAATGCTGATACTTGTAACCGAGCTTACCGCAAACAGCCACACGGCAAGATTTATTTCCGAGTTTGGCTGTAAGGAGTATTATGAGCATAACAAGGCTCTGCTGTTTATCGACAGAAGCAAGGAAATTATGCAGAGACTGGAGGAGTTCGGGGATATATAAACTGAACTGTGCAGCGCTTCATTTTATAAACAAACATACTTTTTCTACAAGCAGAAATGCCGCCCTGATGGGCGGCATAGAGAGTCTGAAAAAACAACTGTGTAAATGCGAATAATGACCATAAAGAAAATTGAATGTAAATTGGTATGAAAAACAGAAATCACGGATTAAGCGAAAAGGAGCTCGTTCAGCTTCTGATGGCAGACTGTGAAAGCACAGGAGATATTCAGACAAAACTGAAAAAGCTGTTTGCAGGAACGATCGAACAGATGCTTGAAGTGGAGATGGCTCTGGACGAGATAATCTGGCTGATTACTCTGCTTTGCAATCAGAGCATTGAGATACATAATTTCAGAAACAGCGAGAAAAAGCCGCTTCTCACCGAGGAAACCGTGGAACTCCTGACCTCCCCCGGCGAGCTTGCCGAATACAAGGACGCAATCACCGAAGCTATGCTGAAAGGCACGAAACGAAATGTAGAAAGCGATGATACCTCAAAAAACGCAGTAACAGCCGAGTGAACGACGCAGAACTGTTCACCCGGCTGTTCTATTACGGAACGGCGCAGCTGCACCTCGGTTCGGAAGAGGTGTGGCTTATGCCGTTCGGGTTTCTGCTGGATTTGTGGGAGTGGCATAAGCAGTTTATTGGAATCTCCAAACCTAAGCGGGAAGCGGATATTGACGAGGTTGTGCCGATGGGAATTTGAGTGGAAAAGTGATTGAAAAAAGTGGAAATGTGTGGTATAATAGATTTATAAAGGCAGATAATCTGCCCGATAATCGGAATATGTATATGTTGGTAGATAACTCAGTTCCATTTCGTTGAAAGGTCATGTGCTTATGTCTATAATTAATTGTGTTGGCAAAAGAATAAAACGGACAGTTGCGTTGTTGATTGCATCGACATTACTTTGCAGTTTGACAGGCTGTGCCAAAGGACCAACAGGAAACAATAATTTAAGTTCTGACATCGATTCAAATAACGCTGATGAAACGGAATTTGATATAGAACGTGTCCGGAAAAGTTTCATTATAAAAGGGGTGCCATTTGAATTGCCAAAGAGAATTGGCGATTTGGATGATGCGTGGACATACCAAAAGCGTGAAACGCATTATGTTGACGATACAGGATTGGCTGATTTTTATTTTAACGGAAAAGAAATGTTTGTAGCGGGAATCGGTGACTTTATAGAAGGACAGGAAGAGGATGGGTTTATTTACGATATCGCTCTTGAATCGGATGATTGCTCAATTGGGGGTATAACGCCAAATGTTTCAACAAAGGCTGATGTGCTGAAGAAATACGGAGAGCCGTCAAAAATAAATAATTTTGAGGATAGGGGCTTATATAGGTATATTTACGGCACTCAAGACAGCAATCAAAAACTATTTTTCATAGAGCATAGCCAAATGTTCACCGTGGTGTTTTATGCTGAAAATGATGTCGTACAAGGTGTAAGGGTAGTTTATAATACCTTGGACGAATAAAGGAAAATTAATTATACTAAATTGCTTATTGACAAATTCCAATTCATCGCACTTTAATACAATAAATGAGCAACCAAGCTCCATGCTGTTGTAGATGGATTGGGCAATCCTGTTCGCTTTATGCTTACAGGTGGTCAGGTTCACGATTCCAAGGCGGCAGTAGATGTTTTATCGGAAATTGACATATCCGGCAGTAATATTCTCGGTGATAAAGCCTATGGTACTGAAAAAAATCAGAACTTACATTACCGGGCAAAATGCAAAATACACAATTCCGCCAAAGGAAAACAATTCTGACCCGTGGTATTGTGATTATTGGTTGTATAAGGAACGTCATCTGGTTGAGTGTTTTTTCAATAAAATCAAAGCTTTTCGCAGAGTTGCTACTCGTTATGATAAGCTTGCTTCATCGTTTCTTGCTTTCGTACACGTTGCTTCCATTTGACTTTTGTCTAAATGATACAACTCTTTTGAGTTTTCAGATACGCTCTGGTATGTTGGTTTTGAAATTTTAGTTGGGCTGTGATATAATGAGGAAAATTGGTGTAAATCTGCCTTATAAATTTGGAGATGGCACATTCTTTTTTAGGAGCAAAAAAGAAATGACTAAAATACTTGTTCTGATTTCTGTGGTGATTTTTTTTACAGCCTGTACGGTAAAGACAACGGAAAAGTTGACTGATGTAAGACATCCGTATGGTGTTTTTATCGGAGCAGAAAAGGAAAAACTGCTGTCGATAAACAACTATGACGTTCTTGTTATTGATGCAGAATTATTGACAGCCGAGGACATTGATGTAATACACCAAAACGGAAACAACGAGATATATTCCTATCTTAATATTGGTTCAGTAGAAGACTTTCGCAGCTATTACGAAGAATTTTTGCCTTTTACCATAGGCGAATACAAGGATTGGGATAATGAAAAGTGAATAGATGTATCATCAGAAAAATGGCAGACACACATCGTTGAAGCAGCGGATGAACTGGTGGATAAGGGAGTTTCAGGACTATTTGTGGATAATACCGATGTTTACTATGCATTTCACGAGCAGAAAATATATAATGCGTTACTGGATATTTTCAACGCTTTTACTGAAAAAGGAATAAAGGTAATTGTGAATGGCGGCGATGTGTTTATAAGTGAAGTAATAAATAATCGCTCTATCCCAACTTGCATAAAAGCGGTTAATCAGGAAACCGTATTTACATCAATAAATTTCGATGATAAATCCTTTGGCGAAAATAATTGGGAGAATAGAGAGTATTTTATTGAATATCTTAATGTCTGCAAACAAAACGGTATGGATGTTTTGCTTATTGAATATGGTGCAAACGATAAACTGAAGGAAAAGGTCATGGATTACTGCAATAAAAATGATTATGTATGCTATTTTGCTGACTCTTTGGCGCTTGATTGATAAATAGCCATTTCTCAATCAGACATATCTGCCGTAAATTAAGTGATATGCTGTGTTCGTTTTAGCATATTCAGCTGTAATAGTCAGTGCAAAAGGGGGAAGAGCGGAGTATTGAGAAATGAATGCACTGGCTCTACCCCAAAATCTGTGTAAACCACAAACGTGCATTAAGTGAAATCAGTAAGCTCAGGTAACATTTTGATGAGTCCGGAGCTTATTCATAGTAACATAAATCAATTGAGTTGTTAATAGGAACGGCTGTTGAAGCGGAGGGCCTGTCCGGACAGATCATCACCTTCGACGAAAGCTACGTCCGCAGACTGTTCAGCCGGATCACGATCTTCGATGACAAGGTGGTATTTGCCTTCAAGGACGGGAAGGAAGTCACGATAAAGGAATAAAGCCCATAGATGCAGAAACACCTCCGATCCGTTATGGTTCAGAGGTGTTTTTTGCTAATGTTCGCTCCCCGCCGCCGATGATGGCAGTGTGGGAGCCTTGATGTATATACTTTCAAGTCTTTGATTCTTCTTTCTTCCTGTCTTTGATTACGTAGGCAATAAAGAATCCGACCACGATGCCGATAAAATTACAGATCAAGTCATCAATATCGAAGCTTCTGCCAAATACCATCTGCAGCAGTTCTACAATGAATGGAACAGCGATGGCTACCACAAAGATGTTTTTTCTGTTGACTCTTTCTGTGACAAACGGGAGGAAAAACCCCAACGGTAAAAACATCGCTATGTTCCCTATGAGCATGGTTTTTACCCAACTGCCTATCGTGAGTTCACCTGATAATGCCTTTATAAGCGACGGTACTAAATTGAACCCGCCAAAGCTGAAAATCGGGAGCATTTCATCCCACCAGCCTAAGAGGATGCCATCAAAAAAGCTCAACCAGAAGTTTGCAGGTAAGACCACGAGGCTAATTAATCCCGTAAGATAACAGGTGAAAAGCAGCTTCATTATTTCTTTCAGCCACTCAACCTTGAGCTTGTTTCTCTTTACAGTGACCACTCTGATAATCAGATAAACGATTCCTACAAAGCATGTTATCGGCACAGCCTGAAAGAAATAACCCAGCACCGAGCCTGAATTCATTATTGCTCTAAACCAGTTCAACATAATTTATTTCTTATCTCCTCCCATAGCCCTCGGACAACAAAACTACCGTTACAGCCCAATTTGACAACATAACGAGAGTCTCGACCTCTCGAAAAGGACCAAATGACAACAATCCGATAGTCTCAATCTCACATTTTTGCCGTTGATAGCGAAAGTAGAGTTACAGCAGCGGATTTTCCCAATTTTACTCTCTCGCTCTGTGGAAACATATCTATGCCCCCGCTAAAGACATAAACCCGTAAATTCCCTTATTTCAAGCCATTTCTCGACTCTTGACCTAATGTTAGTGTCAGCAGAACGACTGTCTCCACATGCCTCGATTGTTCAACGAAAAACATACTCAACCCCTATTGTACAAGGAAATGATGGAACGCCTATTTTCGCCTTAAAATGGGTATGTTGAGCCGATGTAATTACTGAATTGACTTATTGCTCTTATATGGCGATATTTATTACTTTTTCATTTTCAATTGCTTTTTGAACATCGTTGACATAGCATCTTTTCCTTTTTTAGTACAAAGATCGTCGATACTCATTTCTCCCTTAAACACCAATTCCATAATTCCGATGTATGCTTCGCCAAGAGCAGCCGTAATAACTCCGGCGGTTCCTGCTGAAATAGCACTGCCAATAGCAGTACCGGCGCCCGGAATAAACTTGATGATATTCGTAACAACTGTCTTTCCAAGTAAAGTAGCACCACCCGCACCAATTGAAGATGACAGTAATGCTGTGATAATACTCTTGCTTACATCAAAACCAAATATAACAGTTATCGAAGCTATCATACCTATCTGCGTAGGGATTAGTAATGCACAGTCAGAGAACGGTATAGGTACAGCTCCTTCACCTGCCGCCGCAACTGCTGCTGTTGCTACTGCTGCCTGTGCACGGCGCTTTTTTTCTTCTAAACATGCAATCTGAACATGTTGAAGTGTGTCCATTAACTCATCTGGGAGAGCCTCGCCCATTACCTTGATTAGCACATCTAATCCGTATGCTTTAGCAACACCTAAATCTTCAATCTCATAATCTTCTGCAAGCACAGGAATTATCTGGATGATATCCAAGTTTTCATTCAATAACACTTGTCTTATTTCCTGTGCTTTTTTCTTTGAAAATGATTGTGTAAGCACAACGATAATCGGAACTTGTGTGATTTGGTTCTCCATTGAGAGTTCTCTTAACCACTCAATTTCTTCTGGCTCAATTCTATTTGAGGCAGTATTGATACAATACCAAATACAGTGAATAGCCTTATTTATATTTTGAGTAGCAAGTCCTTTACTGATTGTATCCATTACCTCTTGCTTTACTTCTGCCTGAACTTCTTTTCCAAGTTCAAACCCTCTCGTATCATAGATTGCAAGTGGTACACCTTTTTTTGTGATTTTTCACATATGCGATGTTACTGGCTTACCCATTCCAGTGTCAGCGAGTTTCTCCTTGAATACAGAATTGATCAATGTACTCTTACCGACACCAGTTTTACCAGCGACAATTATATTAAGTGTGTTTAGGTTCTTGATTTTCTCTGCTATTGCATTGATTGCTTCCTGTGCAATCTTTTCTGCATCTATTCCTGACACTATTCTTCCTCCTTAGTTTCTTCATCAAATGGAACAATCTCTGGTCCCATATCATCGAAATCAATATCATCTGTATCTAATGATTTCTTATAAACTTTGTTTCCATACTTTTTGATAAGCGGCGGAGCAATGATAAAGCCGACTAAAGTCAATGCACTTCCAATCACAAACCATTTCATTTTTCCACATCTATCTTTTTTCTTTGTATCAGTCATGATTTACCTCCTTATAAGTGTCCTTATAAATTTTGCAAATCTTTATAAAAGAATATCCTTTAATGCTTTACTCATCAATTCCTGGCGTTTCTCCATAAACTCTTCAAAATTAGATAATTCGTATGAAACATCACTAGGAAGGTACTTAGCATTTTCACTATTCTCAGTAACCTTCAACCAATCGACAAGTGGTGTCGCATTCTTGGATTCATTCTCTCTACCTTCCAACAATTGAAGGTTTGCTAGTGTATTCCTTCTTCTTCGCCAATCTTCTTTAGTATCATCATCAATCACTGATCCGTCCGGCAATACCAAACCATTAATTTTGCTTTCTTCAAATCCCGTATACGGATGCATATGGTCTTGGTGGAATCCCTTCTGACTATATTTCAAATTAGGATACAGCAGAGATAGTAGCATAAATGTATAGGCTCCAATCTCGTATGTATCAAACATTGAGTCAATCTCATCAGCTGTATAACGAAGAGATCTGTCACCTGTAAATCTAACAGCATTAAGGTTTGCCATGCAAAATGAATTAGCCGGAGCAGCTTTCAATGCTTCTCGAATGCTTGTTAGTGCAGAATTTGATGCAGTACCAAAAATCTGTTTAACCTGTGCGATTACAATATATTTTCTTAATTCATCTTTGCTGCTTGAATCAAAATTACCACCCTTGTATCTGTAGTAAACCATAGGAGAAACAGCTACATAAGAAATCATATTCTCTGAATTAAATCCGAACTCATTTAACAAATCAACTGTATCTTTGATGGCTTTGCGAATAGCATCCCAGTTTTCTTTTATCTTCAGGACACTATCCTTCTTGAATGTTTCCACTTTCAATGCCACCGACATATCCAAAAGATAAAGACAGGTACGCATTATGAAGTCATTAGAAAACTTGAATCCCTCTCCTTTTTTATTTATCTCTGATAGTAACTTATCAATTTCATCTCTTGCCTTATCCCAATGAGAAACAATGGTCGAGAACAATAAGTCACTCTTTGATAATACAGTTCCTCCTGAATTTACTCTCACAAAGATATCCAGTACACTCTCAATTGAATCCTTCTCAACTTCAAAATAATTGATTATCTCATCAGTAACCAATCTTGTGTGTAACAAAGAAATGTTCTTTGTTGCCACTTTATCTGTTGCCAAGCCATTAGGAATAATAACTTCTGTAAGCAAATCTTCAGCTGAGTATTTAAGAATGTCTTTTACCAAATACCAAAGCTTATCGTCCTTATTCTTTGCAGCCTCTTCTGCTGTTAAAAATCTGAACTCATAAGAAATGTCCTCATCATCCGTTTTTTCACTATGTAAATCAAAGTATAATTCCTTCTTTGGAAAAGCATCATCGTTCTTCCATCTTTTGTTTGGAAGTTTTCTGCTCATACTTCCTTGCAATGCTATATACAAAGAAGTCAATCTCTGCTGCCCATCTAAAACTGCCCAGATAGTTTCATCTCCACTACCAATTGGGAACGGCTGTGGTGCAGCCGGATTCTTATACATATCTCGGTCATGGTAATCTTTTATAAATTCATACATTGAATACTCTTTTTGGTTCACAATAGTCTTCTTAACTTTCCAAAAAAGAAAAGTTCCAATAGGATATCCAAGCATGATAGAATCCATTAATCTTGTAATCTGTGAATCTCCCCACACATATTTTCTTTGAATAGCAGGAAGGTAGACTCTTCTACTATTTACATCATCTATTATTGTTCTAATACTTTTCTTTTCGTATGCCATGATTTTCCTCACTCATTACTTGTTTTTATTTGCTCTCCATCCGGGAAGATAAATGACTGCTCAAAGGTTACTCCCATGACATCAGCTATCAGCTTTAATTCTTCCAAGGTCACAGTATCTCGTTTCAGTTTCTTACCAAAGTTCTGTGGAGTCTGACCTATCCGTCTGGCAAGTTCTGAAACGTTTATATTCTTTTTATTACATACCATTCATTATTTTCATATGCCCAACCTATTCTCAATATTTCTGTCTATCCAACTATAAAAACATCAAGGTTTTATGCTCTTTTCCGAGCATATTTCGCAGTCTGATTTTCAATTCTAAAAATCTCAAAAGGACCTTATTTCAAGCCTTTTTCACAATTTTACTTATGTACCTTAGTCAACAGAACCACGCACTCCACATACCTCGGAGCAACACCCTCGATGTTTTGGTACATATCAGGCCCTTGCACTCGACCCGGCTCTCCCTACACGGGGATATATCGATAAGTTGGGGTCGGAGCAACAGGCTTGATGTCAAACGCCTCACTAAATAAGGAGCTATTGCACAACATCAGAAATAATAAATTCTCCTTCGGAATCAAGCAGAAGTGTAATACCTCCAATTTAACCCCCTTACAATTATATTACATCTACAGGATAATTCATTATATCATAAGTTTATGAATTTTTCAAGATACTGAGCGAAAATGCTTCTTGCAACTCCAAGAGTGTTTTTTTAGGCAGAACACTGAACCGTTATCGGAATAATGCAAAAGACACCCGGAGATTTCCGAGTGTCCCACACAAATCCATTCCTTATTTTCCGCATCCCGTAATTCCTGTATCGCTTGTGAAATTAGGGATATTATAGAGTACAAGAACCTCGTCGATCCCGTTATCTTCAATATACTTCTGAACCGAACTGCGGAAGAATCGCATATCGATCAGATGAGTCTCCTCAAAGTCATCCACACAGAACTGTGCAAAGCAGTTGGCGTAGGAGTCCTTGAGAATCAGGCACTTACCGGATCCGCTTCCACTGACCACCGTAGTGGACTGGTTGGAATTAAGAAAGGTTGCATACTGGTTTGTGCCTTCCAGATATTTACGCTCATAAATGGAATCGGTAATATAGTTCCCGCTGTTGTAATCGACCTTGTGTTTTTCTGACTTATAATAAGCGTCGATCACGTCATATGCCGCAAACGGATAATTGACCTTTGCATAGGTCGTGCCACGGAAATTGCCGCACAGCTGTTCCTTTTTCCATGCTGAGATGGGATCGGGTATCATACTCCTGTTCTGCATCCATTCGGCGTAGGCATAATACGATCCAAGGGTTGTCCAGTGGTGGTCGGTCTTATAGAAAATATATTCGTCCTTATGCCCGCCAAGCGCCGCCGTCACGTCAACAACGTTCAGTCCCTGTTTTTTTGCGTATTCGATCACTGCCTGTTGGTCGGCGTTCGGCGCATAAACAGGGAGCTTGTCAGAGAGGATATCGCTCGCCGTCGGAACGAGCATGACCCGCAGCGTGATCCCTTTTGCCGCAAGAGAGTCCTGAAGCTGCTTTACCGCTCCGATATTTGCTACGGTCTGCTTGTTTGAGAAGCCTTTATGTATCTCGATGAGATAGCCGTCATTGGCAAAATACACACCACCGCTTTCCTTCTTGCCGGAGAGCCTTTCGGAGAGCGTTTTGATCGTTACCCAGCCGTCTCTTGCGGGAAACTGATCGGCAAGATAACCCTCGATTTCATCTCCGAACTTGCCGGAGCGTATCTGTTCCCACGATATTTTCGGAAACTGCTTCAGCGTCCGTTTCTCGTTATCGGAATAGTATTTGTCCCCGGTGAAAAGATGAAAAGCCACGCCGCAGATCAGAATGAGGCAGAACAATATGGATATCACTTTATTTTTCATGTCTGCCTCCTAAAATCTGAAATATAAAAACGGGTTATACGAACCGCTGATAAGGTACGCAACGGACATTGCGGAAAGCCCGAGTACTCTGACAGTATCCGCTGTCAGCAGCACTCCTTCACCGCATTTTGCCGTCATTTTTTCATACAGCTTTTTCATCAGCGGGGTGGATGCGATCACGCAGACTGCCATCAGCGGCAGATAGGACAGAAGCTGATACATGGCGTCGGCGTTTACGAATCCGATACCGCCGCCGAACATGACCTTCAGGAAAGCCCAGCCCTTGCCGAAGTCATCGAAGGCAAATAATACCCATCCGAGAAGAACGGTCAGCATGGTATAGATATGTCCAACGAAAGACGGCACTTTCTTGAGCCACTTCAAAAGGAACAGCTTTTCACACACAAGAAGGATTCCGTAGAACACGCCCCATAACACGAAATTCCAGCTTGCGCCGTGCCAGAAGCCGGTCAGCAACCAGACAACCGCGATATTGCGGATCTGGAGCGGCAGCCCCTTGCGGTTTCCGCCGAGAGGAATATATACATAGTCGCGGAACCACGTGCCCAGCGACATATGCCAGCGTCGCCAGAACTCCGTCACGCTTTTTGAAATGTACGGATAATTGAAGTTTTCAAGAAAACTGAACCCGAACATCTTTCCAAGTCCGATCGCCATGTCGCTGTAGCCGGAAAAATCAAAATAGATCTGGAATGCAAAGGCGATGATCCCAAGCCATGCTCCGACTGTAGTGAGGCTTGCGGCTTCCGTTGCGGATATTGTGCTCCAGAGAAGCCCGATGTTGTTGGCAAGAAGCACCTTTTTTCCCAATCCGGTGACAAACCTCTTTGCGCCGTCGCCGAATTTATCAAAGCTGTGAGTGCGCTCGTCAAGCTGATCTGCGATGTCCTGATACCGAACGATGGGACCTGCGATCAACTGCGGGAACAGAGAAACATAAGCTCCGAAGGATATGATGTTCTTCTGCATCTTTGCGTCGCCGCGGTAAACGTCTATCGTATAGCTCATGGTCTGGAACGTATAAAACGATATACCGATCGGCAGAGGCAGATTCAGCTGCGGTATGCTCGTACCGAAGACGCCGTTGACAGTACCGATGAAGAAATCGGTATACTTGAAAAAGAACAGCAGTCCGAGGTTGACGCAGATTGAAATAATGAGTCCGATTTTCTGCTTCGATGTTCCTCTGTATTTTTCCACAAGCCGTCCGCAGGAGTAATCTAGAACCGTGGAGAAGATCATCAGGCAGACATAGATCGGCTCGCCCCAAGCGTAAAACAGGAGGCTGAAAATAAAAAGCACCGCATTTTTGCCCCGCCTCGGTACCGCAAAGTATACAATCAGTACCGCAGGCAGAAACATAAGTAAAAATGTCAGACTGGAAAATACCATGGTTTATCAGCCCCCGATAGGAGGAAGTTCTGAATCACCTTCCGGGCCGAACGGATCGAAACCGCTGTCATTTGAATCGTTGCCGTAATCAAAGAAATTGGGTTTGTCTTCCGAGTCAGCCGGTTCTGCTACAACAGCAAGGTTCTAAGGCAGCGTTCCGAAAAGAGACTTGATTGCATTGTCAATCTTTTCGTATTCTGAAACGGCAAGTTTTGCCTCGTCTTCAGCAGAGGCATTTTCATCAGCATCTGCGCCTGCCATAATAAACATTACCGTATTGCCCACCTTGTAAATCCGTGCGTTTTCAGCTTTTGCAACACCAAACGGATATTGACGGATGTAGCTGATGACCTGTGCATAATTCTCATTGAATAATTTGACCGCTTCATCCGCGTAGCCGGGTTCACATTCTGCGATTACAATGCTGTCAAGCATGACCGACGGGAGATTGGTTTGCTTGGCGATATAAGCTTTCACCTTGGTAAGATCAAGATATCCGATTGCGCTTGAGATTATTTCTTCCTCGGGAACATCCACGGTGCAGAGATCACTGTCACCGAGAGCTTTCGCTATAGCGGTCTCTATTTCGGCAGGCGTATAAACTTTTGTTTGATCCGATGTTTGATCAGACTCCGGCGTTTTCGGATTGTCGGAATTGTTGGATGAGCATGCCGCAAAAGACATAACCATAATGGCGGCGAGAAGAAATGCAATAAACTTTTTCATTGTGAGTGTACCTCGTTTCGTTATTTTTCAGAGTCAGACTGTACCGCCCGTGCGCTGCGGTTTTTTGCCCCTCTGTAGATATAACGAGTGAGAAAACAAAAATGTCGGGAGATTTTAAAAAAATTTTTTAAAATCTCCCGACAAGTTTTTAGGCATTATTCTGTCGTGTTATTTTATTTTCTCATAGACAGCCTTTATTTCATCTTCCGATGCCCCGTCAGTGTTAGAAAGGATAAAGGTTATCTTTCCGTCGCCCCAAGAAACCTTTCTGTAGAACTCGTCTCCGCTGCGGATCACTGTCAACACGGCATTGTTTTTTGCGTCAATTTGTTCTGTTTTTGCTTCAATGCCGTTTAAGCCTGAGAAATCCCCGCTGAGCTTTGAGGCTCTGATATTATAACTGTGTCCTTCAAAATCGAAAACAATGTCTGCAAGTTCGTTGTCTATGATGCTGTATCCGACGTTTTCCGCACCATCGGGAGCGTCAATCGATATTCCCAGTATATTTTCAAATTCAACGGCGCTGTTTATGCTCATGAACGAATTGGGTATTTCGATGTGATCTCCCGGATTCGACGATTCCGGTGAATGTATGATATTCGGCATAACAGTTACTCCTATCACGGCAAGCACAAAACAGGCAGCAACCGGCATCACCCACTTCATAACGCGTCTGAATGGCAATATTTTTGCTTTTTCCGGTTTTGATTCAGCGTTTTCCGCAATGACCTGCTCGGCGGCTTTGCGTTTGATATTTGCGAGCATACGCTCTTTCGCGCCCTCTGCAGGTTCTATTTTATTTATGGATTCCCGGATATGTTCATCCCTGTTTTCTTTCACCGTGAATCACCTCCTAAAATGGATTTAAGTAGATTTCTGGCGTCTCTCATCTGATTCCGCACTGTTGACGGCGGCCTGCCGAGCATTCCTGCAACCTCATCTGTCGAATATCCCTCATAATAGTAGAGCCATATTATATCCTTGAGCTTGGGCGGCAGGCTCATGACAGCTTCTGTTACCTCGTAATAGTCTTCCTTCTCCGGAGCTGCCATTTCCGGCATCATGTCGTCATCAAGGGAGTCGATGTTTTTGCGGGCATAGCTTTTGAGTTTGTCCTTGCACAGATTGATCGCTGTAACAGTCAGCCATTTTCTTTCGTGTGTTTCATCCTCAAATTCAAAATTACCCGTCAGGACCTTGACAAAAACATCTTCTGTACAAGTCCTCGGCATCCGCTTCATTTTTCATATATGTGAAGCATAAGCGATAGACATATTTCCAATGCCTGTCATAAAACGCCTCGAAATCCGCATCCGTACGCAATGCAGTTTTCGGCATATTGAAATCCTCCTTACACTAATATAACGATTCAGAACCCCATTTTGTCGGAAGTCAATTTTATGTTTTCAATCAAATAATTATTTCTCTGCTCTCCGCAAATATGGGTGCCACGGGCTTATCCTTATTTTGCTTCCTTCCTCACATATGTGACCTGAATATCGTAGCCGAGCTTGTCGAGCATATCGACAAAAATCTTATTCACGATACCGTCCTGCTTGTTGATAAGCCGGCTGATGTACGGAGCGGAAGTACCGACCATCTCCGCAAGCTGCGCCTGGGTAATGCGCTCCTCCAGGCATTTCACCTTCACATCTATATCAAAATCATTCTTAACCATTACGCACCTCACTCGATATTGCAAACAAATTACACCTACAAGATAATTCATTATACCACAAGTTTATGAATTTTTCAAGATGCGACACAAAATTAAACCCGGTAGTTCGAGTTCCTTCATTTGAAGTGGAACATTAAGCCGTTATCGGAACAATATAATCGGATTTAGCGGAACAACGCAAAAGGACACCTGGAGATTTTCCGAGTGCCCTTGTATGTCATTTTGCAGCCTTGGAGCGTTTTTTAACATTGCAAATTGCGGTATGTTTGCAGCCTTGCCGAACTTCAGCAGGAGCTTATCAACCACGCTTCCCGCAAGGAGGACTACAAGGACATCGCCGATGAGATATTCCGGTTTCGTGAGATGAAACAGAAGAACTTTACCGACACCGCCGTCCGTGACGAACAGGTCAAGCGTATCAACGAACTGACTGAGTTCATCGAGCAGCAGGATTCCGAGCTTACCGAGTTTGACGAGAGCCTTGCCCGGCGGTGGCTTAAGGAGATTGTTGTGTGGGACGATAGGGTTTCTGTGGAGTTGAAGTCGGGGGTGAGGGTTGAGGTTTTGATGTGAAATTGTTATAAACATATGAATACTAAGGCTCTTCTTTTGATTTAGCGGTTTGTATGACGCAGTTTCATAAATATGCCAAAACTATTATATCACCCAATCATTCTCAACAAACTCAATATCGATATTCATTGAATTTGTTTTATCCCAGAAGCGACTGACAACATTTCCTAGATATTGTTCACAATTATGACTAAGTGCATACATTTTCAATTTATACAATATATTGCTAATCATAGGCTCGTTGCATTTTGAATTTAATTCAGATACAATGGCATTAATAAACATACATTCGTCTTTGCTGATTCGACAGTCAGTTATTTCAACATATTTTAATAGCGAATCAATATATGAATGAAATGAGTACCCGAAAGCCCTGCTAAACCGTTTATCAGTGACCAATGATTTCATAGCTTGTATACCATCATCAAATAGTGCTGAGTCAGTTTTATTATTCTGTAAATTATCCAAGCCTCGTTCAATTAAATTCTTGGCAACAGCATGAGCAACTTGATAAGAGTTAGGGCGTATTGAACTTGCCTCTCTTAAGAATCTGTCCGCTTCCTCAAAATCAGGTGGATTTTTCTTTTGAGCACATAATCCTCGCTGAACCCAATAATAACTATATTGCTTACAATCAGCTTCAATCCAACCGTATAGTGCTTTTATCTTATCATAAGTAATTACGTTGCAAAGGGTTTTAAGGTTTAACAATTTATATAGGATAGAGCTTAATTCATTGTACTCGCCCTCTTTAAATCTTCCGGATATATACTTAACCAATGATTTGATTACGTTGATTTTTTCCAGTTCAGACAATTTTCTGTCAGAAAACTTATCTGAAATAAATCTGCTGTACCTCAAATGAAAAGTCCCATTTTCAATTTGGAGAATTTTGTTAAACGCTATTTGGAATCGTTGTTCTTTAAATGTTCCACTAAGTGCTTTAGCTCCAATGCTATAAATATCGCTCGGTATATAAATTATACCCATTCGATTCAACAAGCAAAACAATTCAATGAACTTGACGTTTAGCTTATCACAGTCGATATCGGATATAATATTATCTATATGATTCTTAAATCCCCTTCCAAGCGAAGAATAGTATAGTACATCTACAATATCATTCTTTTCTTGCATAAACGATACTAGTGTTTCCATATCTTTGCCATAATCTTTCAATCTACTAAGGCTATGCTTTTCATCCAATTTTTTGTAGACTTGTATGGCACGTTCTTTATCTATTCTTTCAGTGATTTGTATTGTTTTGCAATAGTTGCTATTTTCTAGCGCATGATACTTTTTAAGATGATTTTGTTCTACATCGGTAGTAATTATAACAATACGATTTTCGCATGGGTTATTAACAATCATTTTACTTACCAGGAGCTCATAAGCGTATGCTGCGCCCTCATACAAAATTGCAATACTTTTTTTATTTTCAAATTCTCTGATATAAGATATCAGTAATTCAATCCGTTCTTCTGAATTCATTTTATACTCAAAGCATTCGTATCCTAAACTAAAAAAATCATACAGAATCCTCTTGGAAGCACAAGTCTTGCCACAATATTCGATTCCATGTATTGAAATCATCTTATTATGCATATCTGACTGTATCCAATCAAACAGACCAGGAAGAACAGGTGAAATGTCCCAATTATACTTCAAATCACCATATGTTATGTCTTCTCCCCTATACAGACCACTTTCATATTCATAGTTGGAAGTAATTTTCCTGTACATTTCCTGCGAAGTTATCAATCCGTATTGTCCTAATTTGTTCAAAATAGTATTTTGAACAAACACATTATTCTTTAAAAAATAGCAGAATTCATCTGCGGTCATGCATATATGATACATATTCGCAGTCTTTTGTATTCGCAATTTAGTAATTTCATCATTGATACAAGGTGAAACAAAATAATACCTTTTTTCTGAACCACCATTATAGCCAATTGCTTCATATTTATCAATTATGAAGAATAAGTCGGTTTCTTGAAATTCTGTGCCTATAAAAATAATATCATTTTGCGAGAAAGAACTGCCAAATTCATTTAATAAATAGTTTTCATTAGCTGAAAATTTAGAATATTCATCATTATCAAAAACGAGTCCAGCTTCTGGATTATTTATACATCCATGAAGCTTAATTAATGTGGGATGATCAATGTATTCTCTTGTATCATCATTCTCTTTATTCCATACAGTAATTTCTTTGTTATGTGATTTGTATATATCTTCGATTAAGCAATCTATGTTGATTGTAAATATCTTCCTCCAAGCGTAATCACAGATTTCATTTCTGTTATCTGTTGCATCAATATGGCAACCAGAAAAATATGACGTTAATACAGAGTTTCTCTCTTCAACTAAGTCATAGATCCTTAATAATTGGCAAAGATTCTTTAAATCAAAATGATCTTCAGAAACATATTTTTGTGCCATATCTCTACACTCGTTCAGTTCCTTATATGTGCTATTTTCCCCCCAGAAATGATCAAACAATAATTTCCCCAAACCTTTGGCCATTTCAATAGTTTGTCCTTTAGAGTTAACACTTTTATATGTAAACCCTGCTCCAACAAACAAAAGGGGAGAACGTTTTTCAAGGCTTTCTTTCAGTTCTGCTAATGCTTTTTCCATAATAACCTCCATAAATTGTCATATAGGTGCAACAGAACGATAAAGAACTTCTAAGCACCTATTATACTGTTTTCGTTTCTCAAAAGGGAGTAGATGGACATGGTGAAATGAGTTGACTTCATTCTCCTTTTTTGAATTCCACTGTCCAAATTTGTCTTTAACAATAAATTGCCAATTTTGTTGCTAAACTAAGGTGTGTATTCAATTTTCATGACATCTCTCCCTCCCACCATCACACCACTTCCGCACACCCGACCCACACCCCGTGTATCGCTGCGAAACTGCTGTCACCGCAGACATATTACCCTATACGCCAAATCACCATATCCTGCTAAAACGGTGTGGTCTGCCCAGCACGCCTAAACCGCACCGTTAAGCCAACAATCCCGATTTACCCCTCTTTCCGTGACATCGAAACCACGCACTCAACGTGCCTCGTATGCGGAAACATATCAAACAGCTGAATATCGGTCACTTTGTACTTTTTCGTCAGCGTTTTCAGATCCCTCGCCTGCGTAGCCGGATTGCAGGAAATATAAACTATTCTTTCCGGCGCGATTTTTACGAGCGAGTTTAAAAACTTTCTGTCCGCTCCCGTCCTTGCAGGGTCGAGAATTACTGCGTCATAATGCGTGCCGAGCTTTGCCTTCTTTTCAAGAAATTCGCCTGCATCGCCACGGTTAAAAGCAATGTTGCGGGTAAGCCCGTTTTCGTGACAGTTCTTTACTGCGTCACGGACGGCTGATGCGTTGTATTCAATGCCCTGTACCTGCTTTACATAGTCAGAGGCTATTATGCCTATCGTGCCTATTCCGCTGTATGCGTCAAGCAGAACGTCCTTCTTCGTGAGCTTCGCCGCCTTTATAGCGTAGTCGTACAGCTTTTCGGTCTGTGCGTGATTTATCTGATAGAACGATTGCGGAGATATTCTGAATCTTTTTCCGCAAAGAATATCCGTAATGTATCCCTCGCCGTAAAGCACCTCGTTATTATCTCCGAGAAGAAGCATTTCGGGAGTGCGGTTTACCGAGAATGTCACGGTCGTAATATCCGGGAACCGCTTTACAAGCGCTTTCACAAAGTCGTGCTTTTTAGGGAACATTGAGTTTCCGCCGACAAGAGTAACCAGTATCTCTCCGGTATTCTTTCCGACACGGACAAGCACATGACGCAAAAATCCACGCTCCGTACCCTCGTCATAAGGATGTAATTTGAACGATTTGAGCAGCTCTCTTATGCCTACTATTATCTCGTCCGCACGCTCATCGTCAAGCATACAGCTGTCAATTCCGACAATGCCGTTTCTGGACGACTGATATACGCCGGAGATTATCCTGCCGTTTCTGTCAGAGCGGAATACCGCCTGCACCTTGTTTCTGTAGTTATACGGGTCGTCTGCGCCTATAATTTCAGATACCTTGCCGAAACCGCCGAGCAGCTTTTCGGTATCCTTCTGCTTCCATTCAAGCTGCTGTTCGTATGTCATGTTGGACAGCTGACAGCCACTGCATTTTTTCGCAACGGGACATTTCTTGTTTGTCATTTATATTTCCTGTTCTTTCTCCAAAAATTCTTCAAGACCCTCAAGACTCATTTCCATATCCTTCCTCCCAAGTTCATAAACGCTTTTCAGCCTGTCGGGATCTCTCTCCGTTCTGCTTATCGTTATCGGCTCAGACGGACGGATAATAAATACCTTGCCGCTTTGTTCAAGTTCGCATAGCTTGTCTATGCTTTCGTTGTAGACATTGTGACGGTTTTCAAGCGCATTGCACAAGTCGGGGAATTTACCGTAGAACGAGCGTATCAGCAGCTTGTTCATCGGCTTTTTGCGGTAGCTCATATCACGGGTGAGGATTACCACCTGCTTTTTGTATCCCATTTCGGAAAAATGCTCAAACGGTATGCTGTCGGAAATTCCTCCGTCAAGATACGCCCTGCCTCCGATTATTACAGGCTTTGATATAAACGGCATCGAAGCAGAAGCACGGAGCATTTCCATATCCCGAAGTACGCTTTTTACCTGCAGATACTCCGGCTTTCCCGTTTTTACATCGGTGACCGTTGCATAAAACGGCACGCCCGATTTCTGATAGGTTTCATCATCGAATTTATCAAGCTCGTTCGGCACTTTGTAATAGGCATATTCCGTGTTGAAAAAGTCACCGCTTTTAAGTAGCGGCTTTATTCCCATGTAGTTCCTGTCGCCGTTGAAGCGGCAGTTGTAGCGGATGACCCTGCCGTTCTGCCTTGACAGAAAATTCACTCCGAACACCGCACCTGCCGATGTTCCTATTATCCCGTCAAAATTTATATCATTTTCAAGAAGTACGTCAAGTGCGCCTGCCGTGTACATTCCACGCATAGCGCCGCCTTCAAGCACAAGCCCTGTTTTCATAATGTTCTCCGTTAAATTTATTTGCCGTATTCGTTGTCAAATTCTTGTATTTCTCTGAGCATATCCTCAGTACTGCCGTCGCTTGAATCATACCATTCCATCTTTTTCAGATACTTGCCGAGCCAGCTGTCGTGAAGCGCATTCGCCGCGATTCCGACTTCGCTGAAAGAATCGTTACCGTCCCCGATAACAAAAGCAAGCCGCTTATTATCTGTCGGCACTTCTTTAAAATTACACCCTGCAAACGCTTCTCTTACTGTCTTATATACCGCATCCAAATCGTGTTGCTGTAAGCTCACCACTTTTTTATCGTCTATTTCCACTGTGATTTTGTATAAGTAATCCATACCTGCCGCCTTCTCGGGTTACATATTTTTAGTACCGCCATATTTGACAACATCCGCCCGATACGCTATAATATTCAGTGCGACAAGCGGATGCGCTGTGATAATATTCTATCACTTTTCGATATTATTTGCAATACGAAAAAGTCCGCCCGAAAGGAAATAATAAACAATATGGCTGAAATAATAGATGTTGCCGATATAAATATACCCGAGCTTGAAATATACACTCACCTGACAGATGCACGGCTTCGCAAGGTGTACGAGTATGAACACGGAATATTCATAGCCGAAAGTCAGACGGTTATAGAAGTAGCCCTTGACGCAGGCTGTAAGCCTATTTCGATGCTCACAGACAGAAAGTATATCAATGACCGTGCAAACGGCATAATAGAGCGGTGCGGTGATATTCCGGTATATACCGCCGACAGCAAGATAATGTCCGGGCTTACAGGCTATGAGCTGACACGGGGAATGCTGTGCGCTATGGAGCGTCCTGCGCCGAAAAGGGCAGAGGAGCTTTGCAGGAACGCACGAAGGATCGCCGTACTCGAAAATATAGCCGATGTCAGCAACACAGGAGCAATAATTCGCTCTGCGGCGGCACTCGGCATAGATGCTGTGCTGATAACCCCGTCCTGCTGTGACCCTCTTTGCAGGAGAGCCATAAGAGTAAGTATGGGAACGGTATTTCTTATCCCGTGGGGATATATCGGAGAGGATGAGCATTGGTGGCAATCACACGGCCCCGCTTATCTTAATTCGCTGGGCTTTAAAACAGCGGCAATGGCACTCACAGATAACTCGGTAAGTATTGATGACAAGACGCTTCAGAGCGAGAAAAGGCTTGCTATAATACTCGGCTCTGAGGGTTACGGACTGTCGCAGAAGACTATAGACGGCTGTGATTATACGGTAAAGATACCGATGTATCACGGTGTCGATTCGCTCAACGTCGGTGCGGCGGCCGCTGTCGCATTCAGAGAGCTGAGAGTAAGAGAATAATAAAAGGGCTGAATTGCAATCAAGCAGTTCAGCCCTTTTATTATTACATTATGAATATTAAGTTATCTTATAAAATCCGTTCTTACAACCGCACTTGTATCGGGCAGTGCAATGCCGTTCTTTCTACCAAGCTCAAAGCACTTCATCATCCACGCCATGTTCTTTGCAAGGTTCTGCATTGTCTGCATACCCTCAAGATCCTGCTCGGCTTCACCGGGTACTCTGCCGTATACCATGTTCCAGTAGGTAGAGCCGACAACAGGCATCTGTGCTATGCCGAAATACTTGTTCAGACAATCGAACGATGCTGAACTGCCTCCTCGTCTTGCAACCGCAACCGATGCACCGGGCTTGAATCTGAAAGCCGCACCGCCTGCGTAGAATGCTCTGTCAAGGAATGACAGGATACGTCCGCTCGGGTGAGCATAATATACCGGTGTACCGAACACAAATCCGTCCGCTTCTTTAGCTTTTGCTATAAACTCATTAACATCGTCATCGTTGAAAGCACAGCCTTTTTCACTGCACTGTCCGCAGCCTATGCAATCTCTGACAGGCTTTCCGCCCATCTGGAATATCTCATATGAAATGCCCTCGTTTTCAAGCGTCCTGCCTACTTCAAGCAGTGCGGCATTGGTATTGCCGTTCGCCTTCGGACTGCCGTTGAGCATCAATACCTTCATTAAAATCGCTCCTTCAAATAATATATTGCAATTTTGCGTTACAGATTATATCATCTTGAATAAAAATAGTCAAGGCAAAATTTACCGCATAACTTCACGCTGTTAATCATTCCGTCATTCCCACAACCTGCTTATACATTTCCTCGTCGTCATAAATAAGATAAAAGTCGGTCGGAACAAAGTATCTCTCCTGTAATACCAAGCTCAGTTCATCCGCAAATTTCTCCGTGCTTTCATACTTACGGGTAATGACCTTTTCGCTGTCTGTCGGATAAATTTTAAGTGCGGTATCGTTAAATATTCTCTGCCATAATTCGCTGTGTCTGCCGCAGAAATTGTACTCGGTTTTACCGAACTGAGTTATCATCTGCAACGCCTCGTTTCCGATAAATTTGCTGTTATCGGTGTTGTTTGCAATATAGAATATCTGCGCAATATGTTCCTTTACGGGTGTAATTGAACCTGTCAGCAATTCGACACCGTACAGATTATCCCGCAGCTTTTCACATCTGTCCATTTATTCTTCCTCCGGGTAAATTATGCCGTGTTCCTGCCGGAACCTTGTCATTATCTTCATAACATCGGCGGTGTAGTCAAGGCACATTACGTTTTTGTCGCCGTTTACCGCCTTTTCCATATCGGTTATTTCATAGTAAAGCGCATCGGAATTTTCACCTGTGCTGACAAGCTCCGTCCTGCCGTCCGTATAGGTTATTTTTGCTTCCCACGCTCTCGGATATTCCATGATTTCGATATAGCCGTTTTCGCAGGAAATCATCGCACGCTTGGGCTGTTTTGAATGGAGCGACAGCATAACGGTTGCCATCTGCCCCTCCTTATCCGACAGTAAAAGGCTCGCCTGTTCGTCAACTCCCGTCGGTGCGGTTTTAAGCTGTGACAGTATATTATCCGGCTTTGAATCGAAAAACCAACGGATAACCGACAAGGCATACACGCCTATATCAAGCATTGCACCGCCGGCAAGGCTTCTGTTGAAAAAACGGTTTTTCATATCGTATTCCTTAAAGCTACCGAAATTCATTGTGATAAGATTCACCCTGCCGAGTGTGCCGCTTTTCAGAATTTCATTCAGCTTTTTATATATCGGCATATGATAAACCGTCATAGCTTCGCCGATTACAACGTTATTCTCGTCTGCAAGTGTGATAAGCTCACCGAGTTCGTCACTATTCAATGTTATCGACTTTTCAACAAGAATATGCTTTTTGTTTAAAATTGCTTTCTTCATAAAGCCGTAATGCGTGTTATGCGGAGTGGTGATGTAGATTATATCGACATCGGGGTCGGTGAACATTTCATCATAGCTGCCATACACCTTGCCGATATTGTATTTTTCGGCAAAAGCCACAGCCTTGCCGTGCGTCCTGTTACCTACGGCAAACAGATTTCTTCCGTTTT